TCCAAATTAGAACGCAAGTACCGAGATGCGTCTCTTGAAGTCGAGAACAGCCTGAAAAGTGAACTGATTTTCGACCAAGCAACAAGCATCTTCCCCATCGTCGATGAGCCCAGTTACCGCATGTTCGTCTCTGGTCTTTCCGGTTCAGGCAAGTCTACTTTTATTTCGAACTTTATTAAGCACAACAAGCCCGAAGCCGTCTTCCTTTTCTCTCCAGTAAAGCAGGACAAGGCTCTCGACTCTATTAAAAATCTAATACGCTTAGACCTCGAAGAATTCTTCGAAGAAACGGGTAGAGAAATCGAGCCGGAAGACATTCCCAAGGGCTCGACTGTTATTTTTGATGACATTGAGTCTTACAAGAAGGGTGTTGCCAAGGTCTATATGGAGTTCCGAGACATCCTCCTTGAACGAGGACGGCATCTTGACATTTCGACCATCTGTGTAAGTCACAACGCGACAAACGGTCATGCCACCAAAGTCTCAATTCGCGAAGCCCAGTACTGGGTCCTTTTTCCAAAGTTCAATGCCAGAGACACACGCAACATTCTCAAGTTGTACGGAGGCTTAGACACAAAGCAAATTGGTAAGATTCTCGAGATGAAGTCTCGCTGGGTGTTCTATAAAAAGACAGTGCCGAAATATGCTGTTGGTGAGCACGCAGTTGTGGCTTTTGAATAAAAATGAAAATACAGGTTCGGTTCAAATTTAAAATGGAAATTTTTATTGAGTGTGAAGACCCGGATTTTCCAGGTCAGTATGCGGTCTCGAATCTCGGAAATGTATTAAACTTGAAAAACGGGAAGATTTTGAAACAAAGTCCATCCAACAATGGTTATTTTATGGTGCGTTTTTGTAAAGGAAATAAAAGTTTCGGTCGCTTGGTTCATCGCCTTATAGCGCTTGCTTGGATTCCCAATCCAGCGAACAAGCCCGAAGTAGACCACATAGACAGAAATAAAAAAAACAACAATCTTTCAAATTTAAGGTGGGCTACTCGCTCTGAAAATTTATTAAACAGAGATTTTTATTTTTCCGAACACGCAAAATATTGCTGTATTTATTATTGTGTGACTTTATCAAGACCAAGTAAATGGTGTTTTGATTGGAACCTTAAAAGTAAGCGAAAATCGCGCTATTTCCGTTCAAAAGAAGAAGCCAAAGCCTTTGCTTCGTCAATGTTCCCTCATCTGTCATTTTGAATAAAAATTAAAAAATCCCTATTTATATAAAAATGACAGACATTGCCAAAACTCCAAACGTCTACTATACGGCGAACCAATTTAACTCGACGACCGAACCACAAGTCGCAGAGGTCGACATCAATCTACAGTACCCACTATTAGACAATTCAAGCGACTACCAACTTGCCCTTACAAAGGCGAGAGTAGACCTCTCATCAATTCCTTTGACGCGTTCGAACATCCCGCTCAAGAAGTACAAAGTCGGCTTGCGGTCCGGTTCAACCGAACAAACCGCATACGTGCGTCAGTTGAACGGAAATAACAACAACTATGTTTATAACCTGACAACAGGTGGTGTGATTACAAAATCTCAGTACTCGTCTACAGGCACTCTTACGGCGCAAACTTATGGCTTTACTATTTCAACCCTTCAGTCCTTTGGGTTCTTCTTGGTGGACGATTACGAGAACGCGTACGTTGTGGGTTCGGCTCAAGCCAATTCGCAAATTTACGACACTTTTAATATTTATGCGCCGTCGGGAGACATCATTTACACAACAACACACCCGGACATCGCGTGCCTCTCGATTGACCGGAAACAGCGCATTTACCTTGCCGTTTCAAGCCCAGATGAGTCAGTAGTTTATGTCTACGGCAACACAAACTCCGCGGGGTCTGTCGTTCTGGTCGAACAAGCACAAATCAAGGAGGACTTTTCTGGAAACCCGTTGACAAGACTAATTACTGTCTGTGCTGACGAGCAAATCCTTGTCGGCTACAACTCAAATTACATAACCCTGTACGACAGTACAAGTTTCGCCCCAATAACGACTTTCCAAGAACCAACAATTACCCAACTCTCTCCGTATTCAGCCATCATATCCAAATCAGACCGGTTTATTCTGACGCAAAGCGAACCCGACTCTGCCCAAGACGAACTCGTTGGTGTTCGACTTTCTCCTGAAGACAAAGCCATCGTCAAAGTACGAGACTCTGGGGCGTTTTCAAGTTCTGGAAACTACCTGAGAACTGGCAAAGGCAATTTGGACTACCAAAACGGGACTCCCACATCTCAAACATTTTCGGCAATCGGAGACGACTCAAACATCTATACGTTCAGTTACGACCCTACAACAGCCACATCCGGAGCACCGGTATTACTTACTGTACATGCTGTCAAGAACCTGTTTTCTGGAAAGCAGAGCAACACGCTGATTCAATCTGCGACAGACACGATGGAAGTCTATAACTTGACCGAGTTTTCCCCTTCAGGAGACCAGTTTTATACTGTATGTACCGACTTCAAACCGACAACAGGCACATCCGCTCTGTCCGTAGACCAACACCCCGCAACAAACAAAATCTGGGCTGTTGGAGATGACAACGGTCTTTACAAAACGACTATGCCCGTCGCTCCCCGACAACTTCTTCTCGGTGGTAATTCTGGTTTCGCAGGACAAGTGTACCAAGGTGGTGTCTACTTCAAAAACGCTGGCACCACAGAACAACAGGCCGAAGCAGACCCTGTTTACACTGCCAGTTCGTCTGGTGTGACCAGAACCGAGTTGTACGTCGAGCAAATTGGAAACTTTGCGTATGCTCTGGAAAAACAACGCAACAACGTAACTGGCAACGTCGACCAACTTGCGTTGAAAATCTTCAATCTACCATTCACGGGCACACTCGTCTCGTCAACTCCCCTATTGTCTGCCATTCCAAATCCGGAATCAATTGGCTTCTGTACTCTGGCTGGCGGATGTGCTTTGAACGTCGGAGACAACCAGATTAGACTGTATACCCTCGGCTCAAGCACGCCCGACTCAACAATCACTCTACCAGCTCCAGTGCCCACAACAGGGACTGTCTACGTCCAGCTCGACAACGCAAACTGGGGAGGCGTCGATTACATGATGGTCTCCGCTTCTGTCCCCGCTGGAGACTTTGGTGGTGGCGTCTCCCGCATTATGATGTACGATGTGACCACCAGAGCGTCTCCAACCTTGCTGTTTAACAATGCTTGTTTCGAAGATGTTTTTGGGTTCAACGTCTACCATGTCAAATTCCAATCAAAAACAGCCCAACCACAATACATCGTTTTCTCAAACAATATAGAGAGTGGTTCACCTACAATAATCTCAGTCATTTCTCTTATGAAATTGACGTTTACCGGAACTTCTCCTACGGGACTCGATTTCGTATACGGGAGACAGGACTTGGTCGCAACAAACATACCCACATTACAAGGGCACGCGTTCGGACTCGTAGGCTCTCCAAACCAACTTCAAGTGTGTACGTCTACAAATGAGATTTTTGTGACTGACATTGACCTCCTGGACGGAAGTATTGCGTCGGGCATATTAATCAACTTTGCTCTCGACCCATCAAGTCTTGCGGGAACGCCGTCTATTTCTGAAATTCGAACAGCCTACATTTCGTATTACCGCAGACAACAAGCATGTGGTTTCACTATTACGTCTACTGACAACGTGAACTTCTTCGCCTGGGAGGCTGTGACAGTCACTGGTCTCGCAACAAATCTTCAATCAATTGCTTTCTCAAAGACGGAAGCCGACGTGATGTATCTGAGCGACACGGCTGGAAAAGTCTATTCGGGTGTCATTTCAAGCACAGGCGTAGTAGCCACGTCAATCTCGACAATAGACGACTTTGACTCCATTACCTCCTTTCCTCTGGCCAAGCAACTCATAGACGGGACTGTTTACAATTTCCAGGCTTCGACGCAAGCAGCAAAAGGAACAACCACATACGCCTCCGCCATCTCAGGCGTCTGTCGCAACGAGATTTCACAGGAGTTTTTAGTAGCGCACGGCACCTCTCTGACCTCTCTCCAACCAGCATCGCTGACCCAGAACTTCCAAACCACAGTCTCGGGTATAAACCTTATCTGGGCCAAGTCAGGAGAAGACATCTCTGCTGGAAACGTTGACGTGATGTCGTACGCGCAACTCATAGATGCAATAAACGTTGCATTTGAAGAAGCCTTTTTGAAACTACCATCGGCAACGTTCCAAGTCGCTCCTACACTCTCATTAAACTACGCAACCGGTCTTCTGACCTTGAACTACAGTTCCGATTATAGCGTGTCAACAGCCGGCATTTTGATGAATCCAGCTCTGATTCAACTTGTCTATTTTCCAAACACAGTCGACACTGTCGACGCTACAATGAACCGCATCATCTTGGCTCCGTCTTCAACTTCAGAAACACAGGTGTCTCGGTCGATTTACCAGTTTAACCAACTTGACAAGATTCTGTTTATTTCCAACACCATGTACGTACTTGGAAGTTATTTTGGAAACAACAGTTCAAACAACATCATTACCGACGTGGATGTGCCCATAAACGAGGCTGGCTACATGAATAACGCTGGAAACACCCTGTACTACCAGCCAACATTTCTCAGACCTTACCAACTTGGTTCACAAATGCCATTGACCCGCATCCAGGTTCAGGTCTGGTACGCCTACCAAGATGGCACCCAATACCAACTGTACGTACCAGCAGGTCAATCGTGGGATGCCAAACTAATTTTCATAAGACAATTTTAGAGGATGTAAAAAATCTTAAAAAAAAATAAAATTTCAAAAAAATTTTATTTTTTCCCCACGTAAATAAAATGTCCGACCTGAAACTAATTTTAGACAACAGAGTCAACGTCTCTGACCGTTTTGTCAAGGCATCCGAAATCTCGGGTACCCAGATAAACTACTTTGAAATCAACGCGCAAGGCTCCCAATTCGCGTCAAGCATCACCTTCGACAATGTCATAACTCCGTCGCTCTCAAACACCCTTGTCGCCCGTAAGATGCGCCTCCGCTACTTGGTGACCATCTCTGCTACTGCCAAGCCTCCATTTGTTGACCCCACCGCTGCTTTGGCGGGAACCGGTCCCGGTATGGCTCTGCGCGCCTTCCCTCTTCAATCAGTCTGCCAGTCTGCTACCCTCACGATCAACGGTGCAAGCACCACCGTCCAATCTCGAAGCGTCATCTCGGCTCTCCAACGCAAAGTCGATTATGACATGATCCGCAAGGAGTGTTCTGAAATGCCCATCTACCCTGACCGCAGTGCTTGCCTCGTCCAAGACAACCTCGCCACTGCTCTCACCAGCCAGCAATCTCTGTCCGATTACTACAACTCCGACGGTTGTACCCGTGGTGCTTTCTACCCTCTGTCGTACACCGACGCGACCAAGACCTTTGTTTTCGAAGTGTCTGAACCTCTGGCTTTGTCTCCTCTCAGTTTGCACGAGGCCTCAGAAGGACTTGCGAACATAAACACCTTGAGTTTGGTCTTGAACTTCGCAAGTCTGACAGACATGGTTGCTCGAGCGGATGCTACTGCCCTTCCCGCAGGCTTCGCTATTGCCATTAGCAACCCCAAGTTGGAGTTGACGTACATGCAGGTTGCCGAGACCGTGTCTCCCATCCCTCGCATGGTCACCTACCCCTATGAGAACTTGAACGTCTTCTCAAAGCAGGTTGACACCATGGCTTCCAGCGCTGTCAAGGCTACTTACACTTTGACTTCAGACACGCTCCGATTTTCGTCCATGCCCGAGTTGATCTATGTGTTTGCCCGTCCTCGCATTGATCAGAGAACTGCGGCTCAGGCCGATGCATTCTTGTCTCTCGGCGACCCTGCTTCTGCTTCCGGTTTGGTGCCCAACATTTCAATCACCCTGGGTAATCGCAGTGGCCTGATGTCAAGCGCCTCCGCCAAGACTGTCTACGAGATTGCTGTCCGCAACGGATACCAAGGTTCTTGGAACGATTGGTACATTGGCTCTGGTTCGTTGATTATGATCGCTCCCGTTACCGATTTGGGTCTGGACGTCGCCAATGGCGACGTGTTGCCTGGTGAGTCTGGCAGTGTCAACTTCACTATCCAGGCTCAATTCTCGAACGCCAACTACGTCTCGGCCTTTTCAAAGACAGGGGCGACGGCATTAACAAATTTGGCTCTCGAACTCGTCGTCATCCCTGTCTACAAGGGTATTGCCACCATCACTCCCGACAATTGCGTCTTCAATCTGGGTCAACTTTCTGAAGCCGAAGTTTCTCACATGTTGACCCGCGGTGACGTCGTGTCCTCTGAACAAGTCAAGCCCACAATCCAAGGTGCTGGTTTGTTCGGTCGTATGAAGAGCATCTTTTCTCAGGTCGCTCGTGGCGTCCAGGCTGCTGCTCCCATCGTCCAGGCTGCAGCAGAGCATCCTCTGGTCAAGAAAATGGCCGAAAAGGTTGCCGAACAACAGCAAGGGGGGATCCTGACCGGTGCTGGCTTCCGTCGCAGACGTTAAACACATACACCCAATAAAACTTGATCGTAAAAATATTTAGAATAAAAAATATTTTTATCCGCTATAATAAAATGAAAGGCGAATTCGCGCAATTTGTAAAAGCACACTACGATTCCGTGAGACATCTTCCAGCAAAGGAACGTCTCGCCGAATTGGGAAAGATGTATAAGGGTGGAAAGGGAGCACAGCCCGCAGTCCACGCAAAAAAAGGAAAGAAGAAGGTTGAAGGTGCTGGGTTTATTTCGAGCGCTCTCGACTCGATTGGTCTGGGTCTTCCAGTCGAAAAGAAGGGTGTCGAAGGTGCGGGTTTTATTTCCAGCGCTCTCGACTCGATTGGTCTGGGTCTTCCAGTAGAAAAGAAAGCGAGAAAGCAACGTCAGAAGAAAGTCAAAGGTGCGGGCTTCTTGTCAGACATCGCCGGCGCCGTGGGTTTAGGTCTCCCAATGGAAGGCGGTAGTATTTACGACATCCTCGGCCCAAGAGAACTCTACGGAGGTCAACTCCAAAATCTTAGTATGGTTCCTCCGTCGGTCGCAGTAGACAGAGCTGGGTCTCGCAGAGGCATGACAGGTGCATTCTCGAATCCTCATGTTTTGGAAGTTGAAAAGGAACGCAAGTACAATCGTAAGGAAGCACGCGACGCCATTTTGGAACAGCCAGATTATTTAGAAGCCAGAAACAGAGGTATGATGGTTGGAGGACGACATATGACTCTCCCGGGACTAAGAGAATTGGCAGAAAGAAACACGCGCCAAGGCCTTGACGTTCCAGCTCCAGTTGAAGGCGGGGGCTTGCTTTCGGGTATGCTCGGTATGGTGGGGTTGGGACTTCCAATAAAATTCAAAGACCAAAGCATTCATAAGAAACTGAGTATGGCTCGCGCTAAGAAACTCCACGCACATATTGCCAAGACACACGGAGCCGGGTTCGCAGATTCATTCCTGAAAGGGTTGATTACTCCATTCTCCGTAGTAGGAAAACTTGCCAGTAAAATCCCTGTTTTGGGTCAGGCAGTTGGACCAATCGCCAACCTGCTTCCAAACGCAGTGACCAGTCTTACTGGCGTACAACCACTTGTGTAAGTAAAATAAAATCTCGCATATAATAAAAATGCTTTCTGACAAACAAAAATTCAAACATTACCATCGTATGTTGTACCTACAGCACAAGCACGGAATGACTGGCCAACTTCCGAAAGGAGAAGATTCCGAACTGAAAAAACTACATGCCGAGCACGCAGCAGGACTCTTCGACAGTATAAAAGAGTACTTTGCAAAACTCATCTTCAACAATCATCCAGTAACGCAATTTCTCAAATCGAAATTTGAACAGGCAAAGAAACCCGCTCGACTTCCATATTAGAAATAAGTTTTATTATAAAAAACTTATTTTAGTAATTGTCAGATCTGCTCCCAGCCGTAAAGAACTTGCGAATGTCGTGCAGACCCAACATGGTTAGCAAGGTTACCGAATTGTCTGCTTTGTTTAGAAATTGAGACTTGTTGTCGGTGTAAAATTCTTTAATCTGCGCCAAAGACAAATTTCGAAGATGACATGCCATACTGGAGTGTCGTCCACATGTTGTAATGTTAGACTGTTTTGCCTGGTAGTCTACGTTATTGTATTCGAAATCGTGCCCTTTGAGTAATTGAGTCAAATACGGAGGAATCATCTGGTCGTATTTTGTAAACTGTCTTTCTTGGTCTGGAAAAAATCCATATGAATCAAAAAAACGAATCTTCCCAGTTGTGTCGTTCCGAGTCAAAGCCACAAAATGACCTGATGTACGACTACTCGTCTGGTACAAAATAATACAGTAGTTAAAGTCTCCGAGCAACTTGTCGACACTCGAGTATTGGGCTAAATCACTGTAGAGGACTGGAGGTCTCCCAATCAAATTCTGAATTTCCAAACCGTTTAAATCGGTCTGCTTAAAATATTCAACCATCTTTTCCAAAGACATCTCTTTTATATTAGTAAAATTTTTTAAAATCTTCTTATAAATAAAAATGGAAGTTGCTGAACCAACACAAAAATTGTATTTTGTCAGAGCGCGAACTATGCGTAAAGACAGAGGTCCAAGAGAAATAACAAAGGTGGAAGTCAAGGCAGAAGAGAAAAAGAAGCCCCGAGGTAAACGTGTAAAAGATCCTTTCAAGTTCAAAGTCCAAGGTCTTTCCAAGCAAGATGAACCACTTGAGAAACTCGCTCAAACAATCAAAGCACGCGAACAAAAGTTGCGCCAAGAAGTTCCATCGTCGGTTGAAGAAGAAGCACTGAGAAAAAGATTGGAAGAACAAGCCATCCTTCCTTCTGAGAAAGAACGTAGAAAAGAAGAGGCGAAGAAAGCCTCTGAAAAACAAAGAGAAGAGAACCTTATGAAGATGATTGAGAAATTCAAGATTGAATTCCCGGCTTTGGTTGCGCCTCCAGCACCAGCACCTTTGCCGGCCCCACCACCAGCTCCACCTCTGCCACCGGGCCCTCCGCCTCCGACCCCGATCACACCGGCTCCGGTAACGGCTCAAACAATCATCCCAGAGGGTTCTGTTTACGGAGGTAAGACAGTCGTTTCCCAACTCAAACTGCTATTCGCAAACAATGCCAACTACAAGTCAAACATCGCCAGTCTTGAACGCATCCCGTCAGCCAGTCTTGATGCACGTATTCAAGGTACGCGAAGTGTCTTGGCTCCCCAGTTTGTGGCCGCACTACAGCAAGTTCTCGGAAACAAGATTGCTGTTGGCAAAGGCCTGGACTTCAAAGGGGGCGACTTGTTTATGGACGCTGCTCGGGGTTTCGTTCAGCCACTGATCAACGTAAAGGACGCCGTTGTTAAAGGCATCAAAAACGAAGTTCAACCATTCCAAGACGCATACGACCAGTTTAAACCTTTGGTCGAGAACGCGTACAAAGAATTTTCAGGCGGACAACTCAAGCGAACAAAGAGTTCAAAAAATGTCAGAGTAGGAATGTAAAAATTTTTTATATAAAATATTTTTTTTCAAAAAAAAAATATTTTCCGTTGTAATATAAAGAATGCTAATCAGCAAATTCCAACTCGATTTAGAATACGGTAAAAAGTTTGAGAATCTGACGGCGGAGACAATCGGCAATTTCAAATCAATAAATTTCATGGATGGCAATCACCCACAGTACGACTACATAGTAGAATTTGAAGACGGGACCATTACAACGTTTGAGGTCAAAACAAACCGTCTCGCTCTTAGGTCTGGTTTATTTTTTATAGAATACGCAAACAAGTACGGGGAACCTTCTGGTTTGGCTGTTTCAACAGCAGACTTCTGGTTCCTCTGTATACCTTCAAAAGACGACTCGTGTATACAGGCTCTTTACAAAGTCCCATCGCAAATATTAAAAGAAGCCAGAAACAAAGTTGAGCGGTATACGTTTCTTGCCCCACCACAAAGTAGAACTTATGGGTTCCTTATGTCTTTGAATTCATTAGAACAGTTTCGAGTAATATAAACGTAATATCTATAGATTAGACCCTTTATATACTAAATATAAACCCCAAATATATAACCTGAACTTAAACTCTAAATTTAGAGTTTAAGTTTATGGGTCAATATATAGACTGTAATCTCTATATATTGGAAACGTAATCTCTGTATATTAGGTTTAATATACTTTACATACTATATTAATTCT